CTGTAGCACTGGCTGTGTAAGTTGCGGCAACCCAGTTGCTCAAATTCAACCAGGTGTCGTTTGCCACAGTGATTGGTGCTGTTGTGTCGGTGTCAAGATACACTGTACGGCATCCTGTGACAGTGGTATTAAATCCTGCGGCAGTCACAGGGGTACCAGTGGCATTTTGCAGTAGAATTACTCCACCTTGTGTTTGTGTCAGCACAATGTATCCGTTGCTGTCAACACTGGCACTCACATTGGGTACTGAGGCCGCACTCACTGCTGTTACAAATGCGGCGGGTGTTGTGCCGTTTACGGTGGCCAACACTGGAGTGGTCAACGTTGTGCTGTTGGCAACGGAAGTCATGATGTAGAACGTATTGCCATTGATGAATGTGGCTGTGTCATCGTCTCCAGTGATTATTGTGGCGCCCACTGCTGATCTTTCAAACACTTGAAGGGTGTATGTAGGGTTAAAAGGATAATTACTGGTAGGGCCGCCATTGACTTCAGGATCTACGTTGTACTGAGTATATGTAGTGCCGGCTGGAATAAGTTTGCCACCTGTAGTGTCAAGAGTTGCATTGGCCGTATAATCATTGGCATATACTGTGGCTGACTGTTGCACAAATGATGCCAATGCTGTGGAATATTGCTTGACAACCATGGTAGTTCCAAGATTCACACTATTAATTTTGTTCCAAACTGACCCAGTGGGTCTTGGAGTAGAACTGGTTGAGTTCCAGCGTGGGTTCTGAAAACTAGGGCTTTGTTGCAATGTTGGAGCATAATAAACATCATTGGTAGTCAAGCCCAATGTTGTGATTAATCCGGCAGTACTTCCTACACTGTTGATCACAACAACACCATCGTCGGCAGTTGATCCATCTGCTTGAGCAGTTGCATCGGCGTACAAGCACAGTTTGTTATCAATTACTGCGCTGTACACACCAGTAATGGCTGCTGTGTTGATTGCGGCACTGAGTCCAGCAACATCGTTGTTGGGACTTGCAGGCACAGCAACTGAGGTACCATTTATCACAATGGTATTGGTAGCAGTCAAATCAGCAGTCACAGCATTTTCGCCTGTTACTGTGGGCCAACTCAGTTTCCAATCATTACTGCCTACCAACACCCAGGTGTTGTATAAATCTTGCAAGGTAGCAGAAGATGTCTGTGTGGCATCTGCGGCTCCGTTCTTGTAATAGACTGGATTGGCTGTGTTGGTTGCTACCACAGCATAATCACCAATACTGCCATAACTAGCAGAAGGAATACTGCTGGTAAGATATGCAGTATCTGTGATCACACTTGGCACCTGGTTTGAGAATGCGCCAGTGGTCAAGTTCCATTCAAAAATACCCCATAAGGTGTTGGCAGTGTCTAACCAGTACGTGCCGTTGTCGGGTTCGCCAGTGGGGCGAACCAAACTGGCTGTGAGTTGTGTTAGGTCAATGTCGCAACGTTGTACGTAAGCGCGGTTTGTTACACCCAGTGCAGAGTAGGCAGCAAGCAAGCCATATTCGTTGAGTTCGTAACCGTTGATTGGGGTACCAATTGTGGTCTTATAAAAGAAAGGATTACCAAATGTAGCAGTCAAATCTCTTTGGCTGGTAATCAAATAGGCTCGGTTGGCATTTGCAGCCAATGTGCCAGCGGCCACGCCCACTCCAGATCCTGATACTTTGTCTTGCGCTGTGGCAATCAAAAAGTATGGTACCGAATTTGTAGCGGCTGAAAGATAGTTGCTTTCGTCTATGATGGTGACTTGTACACCTGGTGAAACTAGTGCCATGTTGGCTCCTTATAAAACTTAAAGATATTTATCGTAACGCACCAAAACCCGGCCAGTTGCGATACCTATATATAGGTCCGTACGATAAATAAAATTATGGAGCATTATGTTTACGCCTATTTACGGACCAACGTAACCCCTTACTATATAGGAAAAGGCAAGGGTAAAAGAGCATGGGGTAAGCATACAGTACAACTACCAAAAGATAAAAAAAGAATTGTCATTTTAGAATCTAAATTAAATGGATTGATTAGTATATAGATGATTAGACCAATTTGTCAAGAATGCAAACAAAGGCCAAGAGCAGTAGCATACCACAAATACGACCGAATTTATTATCGAAAATTGTGTACTTGGTGTTTAAATGTATCTAATAGAAAGAAGCCGCCTGTGGCACGTTGGCAATCAGCAGGATACAAGAAAAAAACTGTGTGTGATCGTTGTGGGTTTAGATCAAGGTATGCTAGCCAACTGCTAGTGTATCACACGGATGGAAGGCTGACCAACACAGAACTCAGCAACCTACGCACCGTTTGTTTGAACTGTGTGGAGGAGATCAGACGCCTGGCAGTGCCTTGGCAACCTGGAGACTTGCAAGCAGACCATTGATCTGTGCAAACAAGTCGTCCACAGTGGCATTATTGTCTAGCACAGCGTCAAATTTTGTACCCACCCAGGCAGTCTCGCTGGCATGTATGCCCAATTTTTCCATTTTTTTGTGGCTCAAGGCCCAGGTAGTATTGCCATTGGCACCACGATTCACACTTGCTGCCGCAGGATACCAGGCCGGTTCAGGACCACGAGTGACTCTAATAACACGCCCACCGGCGTTTCTAATAGCCCGGATTTCGTTGGGAAATCTGCAGTCTGAAATTACAACATCATCTTGACTGTGGCGCAGTTTGTTTTCCAAACTGGCAATCCAGATGTCATCATGGAATCCGGCTCTGCATACTTCTGTGCCCCAATACTGTAGTATCCAACGCGGGGTTAGTGTAGGCATGTTTAGACGCTCTGCCCACCATGGATCCACACGCTCACGCCACTCGCGGGCTTGTTTTGTACGCCCTTCTAGTAGTGTACGATCCCATCCAAACACTTGTGCCACAGCATCTTTTAAGGTTGATGCAAATGATTCTCTACGGAATCCATGAAAGTTAGTGAGATAATCAGCAATGGTATCTTTTCCCGATGATATGAAACCACATATTCCGATGATCATTTGAGTTCCTTTACTTTGAGGTATTTAAGTGTTGTTTGCAACATGCCAATTTGTCTGCGACAGTCCTCTAGAGCATGATGGCTGGTAGGCGGAATGGGCAGTTCAGGCCACAGACTAAACACAGTTCTTGAATCTCGTACCTGATAGTATTTCCAAGGCAAGGCTTTGCCATAACTCTTGTAGGCGTGTTCAAGTATGTTACAGTCATATGTAGGACCTTGGGCCCAGATCATCTTGGAGTGCCAAATCAACCGACCTAACTCATCTAGTGCTTGATCTAGAGGAATTCGATTTTGCTCACCAAATGCTTCTTCTCTAGCATGCTCAGGTTGTGTGGCCCACCATGCTATTGTGCCATCGTCGATCACACGATTTTCCTGACTCTCCAGTGTGACTCTGGCATAGTAATGTCGGTCGTAGTAACCCGACCCAAACGGGTCAAATGCTTGAGCGGCTATGGTGAGAATAGTAGTATCAGGGCCTGTTGCCAGACCCTCAAGATCAATCATTAGGTGTGCCATACATGTAGTATAACAGATTACTAGATCAATATCAAACTTGAATTAGCCAATTACAAAAGTCAAGGGTTGTGATCCGTCCACGTACATGACCAATTCTTGGATTTTGGCATCCATTTGAGCCTGTGCTTCGGCTTTCATGGCCGTACCGTTTAGAGTACTACCACTTTGCGGTCCAGCAATAGTGCCAAACTTCTCACGTGCTTCACCAATGATCATCTTGCAGGCCGCAACCATGTAGTCACGAATCCACTGTTGGATTTGGTAATCACTCAGCAATTGGATTTCAGGTTTGAGGTTATAAGTCCAGAGCAACACAACCTCGCCGCCACCAGGGGGACTGCGAATCAGTTGCAGTTTCTTGGTAACCGGATTCCAAGTGTAGTTTAGGTAGCCGCCAAACATACGTGCGGCCAACTCAACATACTGTGAGTAAAAGTCATAAGTGGCCAGGCCACCTGCTTGGTTGAAGTTGATCAAGTACACATTCATTTGTGCTTGACTAAACGGATCAAAGTTGGATCCAAAAGGTCCTGTAGCAATACCAAATGTACGTCTAAAGATTTGGCGCACACTCTGCACTTCTTGTGGTAATGTGTAGATGTTTACTTGATTGACCAACTGCATGAAACTGTAACTTTCTTCGTACGCATTGTTGGCTCGCTGTCTGTAAGTGCCAATGGTGCGCTGATAAGCGGCTTCATAGTGTGCAGGATCCAATTCAAGATCCACAATTTGATCGCCTAGAGTAAGGCGTACATAATCGTATAATTGAGATTTGAGTGTGGTTAAAGAATTTTCTGTTTCGGCCATTGGGAACTCCGTCCCCAATATTTAGCCCGTTACCAACTCTTGAGAATGATCAGATTCTCAGTGCCACGTCCGTTCCAGGCAGTTTCTGTGGCCTTGATTTCTTTAAACAGTTTACGTGCGGCTGGCTTGCCTGCGGCTTGTACTGCTTTCACAACATCCGCTGGTTTACGCAGAGTCTTTTGTTGTGTTTCCACAGTGCTAAATCCAATGATGGAGTTGTTTTTCACAGTGAATGCCTGTGTGTGACTGTCTGCCACAAGATGTATCAATTTGCGTTTTTTGGTATCATACAACCATGCTTCGGCTCGGTCCACTAAACTTGCGGCAGGCAAACTCTTGAGTTTGAGTTCTGCGAACTCTGCCTGGATCTTGAATTTTGCGGCACGTTTTTCTGGGGGTACCGCTTTGACCTTGCGTGGTTTACGTTCCACTTTCTTGATCTGTACATAAGCACCACAGTCATTGATCACTGCTTCGCAAAACTTTATGCAATTACGCAATTGGATTTTGGTCAAGAAATTGTAGGCTTCCACCAGTTGTGAGTCCTTGCCCTCTACTGCCTGTTCAAACTCTTCCAGTCGTGCTTTCCAGTGATGACTAATAACACTAATCATTTGTGGTGCTACATTCATGCCACGGATCACCATAATGGGTTTGAAGTCTGCTGACATTTTGGCACCAGCAATCATAAACTCGTCAAACATGGCTTCTAGTTCAGCACCGCACTCTGACACTTTTTCTCTAAGTCTGTCTTGAATGTTGGGCTTTGTAGGCTCATCATCTGCGGCTTGTGCCTCTGCTTGTATTTCTTGCTTGATGGCCACAAGTTCAGAAATCAAGTTGTCCAGTTGTATTTGCTCGTGGTCGCTCAACTGCAAGCCCATCATGCTCATACGGCATAGCCAACCTGTTGTGAGTCGCATTTGACTGTCTGGCAGGGTGCGCACCTGTCGTGCTTCCCGGGTTTTGTCATGATAGTCCAAATACGCCACTGCAAAGTCCTTGGCTTCTTTTTTGCCATAAAAGTAATTGTACCAGCCAAACGCCGTGCTCAAAGCACTGATGCGACCCTCTGTGGGCTGATTACGCCAAGCGGGTTCCAGTCCTACATATTTGGTGTCAGGACTACGTGGGTTAAGTGGTTTGAGTGTGGCAGTGACTTTCATGTGTTCTCCAAAGTATGCTGTAATTATAGCAGATCAGAGTTTTTTGGTCAAGTAAACAGAAAGTATTACCTATAAATACTACTATGCCAAGACTGTCACTTTATAGGCCCAACCGGACGGCCGACTATCAATTTTTCGATCGCACCATTG